TCTAACTCCAGCTCCACAAGTTGCACCGTTTGGCAGAGTAAGAGCAAAATGCTTTACGTGACCTGCCCAGTTGCCTTGACCCTCAAGCATAGAGACCACTTGAAATTCTTCAGTGATAAACTCTTTCCGCTTTAAGAGGTTATTACTTCTCTTGTTCTCGTAGGGAGTGTTGTTTCTTACCATCTGACCTTCATAGCCATCTGTCATGTAAGAACTGTAGAACTCATCAAGTTGTTCTTGTGTTTGTGCAAAGTCTGTTTGAACGATCTTTACAACATCACTCTTTGCTCCGTAAGCCAGTTTAATTCTGTTGATAAACAACATATCTTCTACGTAGCAATCGTACACGTGGTACTGAACAAGAGATGCAGACTCGGCAATGCTTTCGGGAGTCGCATTCAACTTTCTCACAAGACTGGTAATCTTGTTAAAGTCTTCTTTAAGTTCATGGTTGTATAGTTCGCCATCTAAGATGATACCAGGATTTGCTTCAATGAATGGCTTCACTGATTCCCAGATATGTGGACAACTCGTAATCTCTTTGCCTGCTCTAGTCCACAATCCAGATGAGTTTGCTATACATCTGATGCCGTCTAGTTTAGGTTGACTCCAGCCCTCTGATTGAGGACGTTTAGTGTAGTCACCTGCAAGCATAGGCTTAAACTTTTCGTAAGTGTCAATTAGCTTGATGTCAGAGAAGTATTCTTTCTCAGTCTTCTTATCCCAATTTGCTTGGGCTTCTGCTAAGGCTTGAGTGATATTGGTCGTTGCATTGACCTTTCCAACGTTTTTTGGTGTGGATAGTTTCCATCCAGAGGTCACTAACTGACCCTCTTGTATGCCTGCAACTGATCTAGTGCCAGCGGTGGTTTCATCATCATAACCATACTCAATGGTCAGAACTCTTACTTTACCTTTAGTATCACGCTTATAGAGCGTAGGTAGTGCGATCACAGTTTTCATATTATATCTCCAATTAGAACGTGTAGTATAACACGGCATAGACCAATTGTCAAGCATTATTTTAAGTATTACCAGCCTGTTTTGATCCTCGTATCAAACTGATATTGTTTACACTCTTTAATGGTGGCAGAAACGCCCTCATCTATCTCTTTCTGACACAGTTTATTCAATTTTGAATTGCCTTCAACTGCGCTGATAGTACCCATTACTACTATTACCCAAAACACAATACTCATTGTCTCTCCTGTAATTAAAATGAAAAAAGGAGCGTTGTTCACGCTCCTTAGATTGGTGACTACACTTACTTCTTTTCAGATACGAAAGTGTAAAGTTCCTTGGCTTTCTCCATCAACTCATCCATTGAATACATTTTATAAGCATCTTGAAGGCAGTCTTCAACATCTTTACGGGCTTTTTCGCCCTCTGCGATCATGTTCTCATAGAACTGGATGTTCATGTGATACTGCTGATCCATGTAATCTTTTGCAAGTTTGAGCATTTCTGCTCGGATTTCGAAGGGATTTTTATTAGACATACTTTTCTCCTGTGTTGTGTGTGTTGTCTTCATTCTTAGGATATGCTACCCAGACAAGTAGCTATTACAAAGACGCATACTACGCTCAGTGCAACTTGTGCAACTGCATCGCAAAATGTGCCATCGCAACTCTTCAGAAAAGAGATTGCTCTGTTCATCAGCTTTTTGACTCCTATAGTTAGCTGTGAAATTAAAGGACGGAGCTTTCACTCCGTCCCACCCTGTATTACTCAGTGAGTAATTCTTTGGTATCCTGAAGAGTTTTCCCGATAGAAATCTTCTTCGGTTTTTGCTCTTCTGGGATAACGTTTTCTAACAGAATACGAAGCATTCCGTTCTCTAGGGAAGCATCTCTGACCACTACAGTCTCAGCTAAGGTGAACTTTCTACTGAAAGCACGTGCGGCAATGCCTCTATGAAGATACTCTTTCTCATCTGCGGCATCAGAACTATTACCTTCAATGGTAAGTTGCCCGTCTTTTACCTCAATGTCAATCGATTCTTCAGTAAAGCCTGCTACGGCTAATTCCACAATATAAGTTGTATCACTTTCTTTAGTGATATTATATGGTGGGTATGAGTTCGCTTTTACCTGTCCTTCGTTATGAAGTGATGTAATGCGATCAAAAATCCTATCAAAACCTACAGTCGTGAAAGGGTCGTATTGTGTTTGCAAATAAGTCATTATTGACCTCCTATATTTAGCAAGGGTTAATTTAAGTAAGTCCCCTAAGGCAACTTACATCTTTATTTATACATGCAATATGGTAATGTTCTGAAAAAAATACATGATATTTAGTAATAGCATGTATTACTGTACTACATGAGTACTAGACTCCAGTAGAACCAAATCCACCAGTACGACTGGTCTTTGATTGAGGTTCATCGTGAACTTCTACAAACTCAAAACTACTGTGTCGTATTACTTCAGCTTGAGCAATGCGGTCGCCATCGTTTATTGTAAATACTTCACTAGAGTTGTTTATTAGCATAACGTATGTCTGTTGTACGTAATCTGCATCGACTACTCCTTCACAGTTTGCTAATGATATGCCTTGTTTCCATGCCAGTCCAGATCGTGGATGAATACGCATAGACTGATCATCGTCTAGATCAAATACTAGTCCTGTGGGAACTAAACATCTCTCGCCTGAATATAAGACGAATGATCCATTGTGACAGCTTACTTCTCTCTTGCGATTTACTAGTCCAATAACCTTGATGATATCTCCATCACGCATTGATGCTTTAAGATCAAAGCAGGCTGCCCACTCTGTTCCGAGTTCGGGCATATGGGCTTCTGGAAATAGTTTGTGTACTTTGACTTCAACTTTTTCGGCTAAATCGGACATCACTCTCATCTGATCATCGATACTGCTTTTGATAGTATAGTTAAGAGTATAAGGAATAGATCCATTAGTATCTAACGTATACGTAGTCGGTGAAGCGAGTTCTGGAAATAGTTCAAGTTGTTGCGAGATGGTCATATCAATCTTCCTCAATTCTATAAAGTGGCTCAACGTGAATAGAGTCATGATAGTCTCCATCACTTAGGTTTCTGCGTACAGCCGTACGCTTTACAAAATACCCATCATTGATATAATAGGTAATAAGTTCTTGACTGACTACAGAATCGTTATCAAGAAAGTTAAAATAATCGTGGGTAAATGGACCAGTCTTGTCTTTCACTTCCATAGTATAATTCTCCAGTTATCGTTTTTTGCCTATGCTATACTTCGCAATCAATTCCCACTCACCTTTTTCTTTGTGAGGTAGAATCTTAATTTGTGATAATGGAGACGTGGGCTCTTTGATCTTTTCAGAATCAACAGTCTTCACAAGATCCCATTCCTCTAACAAAGTAATGATCGTATTTCTACGGGCTTTATCTTCTTCTGAGAAATCGTTAATCTTACCATCTAACATAAACAATTCTTTGAAGTGTACGATGTAGTACTTACCTTGCTTGTGCAAGATATGGCACGACTGAAACAACTTCTGTTCTTTCTTAGAGGCAATACCTATTCGAGTTAGAGTCTCTTTAACTTTAAGAAAACTCTCTTCGTTAGGTAGAGTTACCTCTACTAACTTATCTAATAAATTCATTTTTTCAAACCACCTGTTTCTTGTTGTTTTTTCATAATTTCTAGTTCTCCACTAGACAACAAGGATAGATACTCTTGACCAACTGTTCTATTACATTGATAATAGGCACACACAATATCGAGTTCCTCATTTCCAGCATTCTTAACCCACTTTGCCCATCGCTTTTTAGGTCTAATGCTATTTATAAGACACTCGTACTGGGGTCGTTTATCCAGTTCGTGGTGCATATTCATTAAGTTGGCATGAAGAATTGTATCTGCGTGGTAAGATAACGCATTGTTTACAAGCCATGGCTCGTAACCTTTCTCTGCCAGAACATCATTTTCGCTATCACGCATCATATTCTTTTTGGTTTGCGTAATAGATGTTACATAATCAAACGGAGAAGTCATCTTCTGTCTCCTTATCCATATTAGTTTTATCGAACTCATCCGAGCATTTTGGACAAATATAGGCAATACCTTCGCCGTCTTTATATTTGTATCTAACTTCGCTATACTTTTTACCAAGTTTCTTACCGCAAGTTAAGCAGGGATGAGATGGCTTTTTTGACTTACTAAAGAATCTCACTTCTTACCTCGAACGTTTAATAAAGGCTTCAGTATTCTAATTAGAGATAGTTCAACATCATCTAAAGTCATACTTGATTGCTCGTTCAAAGGATAGACAGATACCGTCATGTTAGAGAAGTCTTCACCCCACATAGAACGATACTTCTTTGCGGCTGGGTGCTTTTCATCTGATCTAGACATGTTTCGAACTTCTTTAACAAATCTACCGAGTCTAGTGCCCATACTTTTTCCAGACTTGCCTGTGTATAAGCAGTGATGGTCTTTGTATATTGCATAGAGTCCAGTTCTTTGGTGGACAGTATCAGAGTTCTTCTTCAACAAGCCTTTATCTACAACAAGGTTAAATCCCATCTTAGTTGATGGATCGATCACAATGCTATACTTAGTATCACAAGACTCAACTAAAGATTTAGCTATCTCATCTGGAGTAAATACATACTCTCCTAACAAGTTCTTCATTTCCATTCCACTTCTGCCATTAGAGTTGCAAGTGCGGCAACTCGGTTGATCTCTGAGTTAGCAACGAATGCTTCTTTGTATTGGTACTCAGCAAGTATGATAATTGAATCAGCAATACTTTGAGTAGAACTAATCTTAGACGGAAGAATGTCATACAACTGGCGATACAAAACAGCACTGTCAATGTCACTATTCTCTGCAACCCACTTACGGGCACCAGTAAAGTTCTTCTCTTTCATCAAAGAAATTAGAGAACTAATATTGTCACTAGACTTACTGGCTAAGATGCCAGCGTCAATCCTACCAGTAGAACCATAACGCTGTAGTTCATTAAGGACTCGGCGCCAATCAGGAAAATAAAGTTGTACAACTTCAGCAACAGATTTTTTATCATATTGAATACCTTCATCATCTAGAATACCGCACACTCTTTTAAAGAAGTCTGCCGCAATCTGTGGTTTGTCTTTGTTACTTATGTTGAACTCGACCACGCTACAACGAGAATGAAGTGGCTCAATGATTCTGTTCTTAAAGTTACATGTTAGTATGAAGCCACAGTTCTTAGAGAACTCTTCCATAAAGTTACGAAGTGCGGGCTGTGTTGAGTTTGCGTTCAAGTAATCAGCCTCATCTAGTATGACGTACTTACGTCCACCAGTAAAAGACACGCTTGAAGCAAAGTTTGAAATATCAATTCGTAGTGTATCAATATTACCATTCATCGAACCGTTGATGGTGATGAAGTCTGCGCCAATCTCATTGAGCATAGCCTTAGCTACAGTTGTCTTACCGACACCTGCACGACCAGTTAGTAATAGATTGGGAACGTTGTTTTGATCAACAAATTGTTGAAAGGTATTCTTTAACTCATCTGGTAAGATGGCATCAGAAACGGTTTGCGGTCGATATTTCTCGACCCATAAAAAATCATCTTGCATCATCAATCTCCATAATATAATAAACTTTACACTGTGTAGTATAAAGGGATGAAAGGGAGATGTCAAGCGACATCTCCCCTTCGGGTGTCTAACTAGGAAGCGGGAACTTCTTCGCTAGACGGGACTTCATCTGCGTTAGCAGGTGGAACAGGTGCTTCGCCTGGCATATTTACATCTTGCCCTTCTGCTTTAGCGTGTTCCAAAAATGCCATGAAACGTTGACGTACTGTGCCAACAGGCAGTAACTCTTCACCACGAATGGCACCACGTGCAGTCGCAACGTCAATAATTTGAACTGCGGCTGAAATGTCATTCAATGAGAGACCAGGAGCTTGTTGCTCTTGGGTTTCGGGGGCTTGGTTTTCTTCTGTCATATTAGTCTCCTATAACTAAGTTTAAATTAACGAGTTTCGATTGCAACCCAATATTGAACCTTGCTCGATTTGAAATGCGCCATACCTTTAGAAGATAGTGTCACTTCGTAATCAGCTGGTACCAATTTTAAGTTATCAGTCTTAATGATCATATTAAATGGATCTGTACTGATACCTTCAGCAACAACGGTATTGTAATTATCTGCCGTTGATGTTTTGCTGTCTACTGCTGACATAGTAACGCTGTTACCATCACCAATGAAAGCAATTTCGGGCAACTGAAGAACACCTGCGGCTCGCAGGACATTCTCAATATCTTGCCACTTAATACTGACCGATACTTCAGGATCAGGAACTACAATGTCCTTCTCGGGAGGAGTAACCATCAGTGATTCCGATGTATACGTGTATCTCAATTCACTTCTACCACCTTTGATAGAGAAGCGATCTTGACCAAATACTACATCTGGATTATCGAATAATGCGAGAGTGCTTAAGAACCTGGACAGGTCATAAACACCTGCTTGGGTCTCAACAGTCTCATCGATTGTTGCCGCAGCCATAACTGTTTTTTGCGGGGATATTGTTCGAACTACTGAACCTGGCTTGAACACAATGCTAGGGTTGATAGTCGAAAAGTTTTTGAGTACGCTCAATGTGTCTGTACTAAATTTCATATTTTATTCACCTTTATTAATAGTTTAAAATCACGTTCTGCGTATTATTTATATCAGAACAGCCAAAAGTTTTCATGATTATGACATATCTCTCCTGTTTTTTGTTAACTCTTCAGACCTCTCCATTTGCATTCTGATCCACTTAGCACAGTCTTTAGCGCCAAATGCTTCTTCAGCAAGTTCGGGCATTCTATCGTCTTCGCCTACACCACGCATAACTGAACTAGATAGCATCAAAGCTCCAGCCATTATCATACAGATGTGAGGTAATCCAGAACCAGTGGGACCATCATCATAATCTTTTCGGCGTTCAAAGTCATCGATGTGTCTTTTAAGACTATCAATCATTTGTTGCCAGGGAAGTCCCTTCTCCCAGTTTCGGTCTGCATACTTAGTAGCACCATATTCAAGAGCGGCTGCCCCTGCGGCTAGTCCCTCAAGAGGGAGTTGTCTAAAGTATGGAACACCAATACATTCACGTAACGCACCGCTTTCTGCGGCTTTGAATTCCTCTTTCTTACTCATCGTGTAGTTTGCTCCAAATCATTTTCGGCTCTGCATATAGCCTGTAATCTAAGAACATCTGCCGCAACATCATGAGAACTATCATGAGCCACAAATGTTCTCTCCCAGTAACCTTCATCTGCGAGTGGAACAAAACCACTTCTAGTTGAAAAGTCAAACTTAGCATCAATATAAGTTCTGATGTCACGTACTTTCCAAAACTTCAAGTACTCATTCATCAACTTGTCTTGACCATAAGCATTCATGAGTCTGAACAAAATAACTGGATCGAAAGAATTACCTCTAGACCACCAATAATCAATCTTGTTCTGCTCTCTTAAATATTGTAGTATAGTATCACAAAAAGCTTCGGCTGTCAAGTCACTTTCGCTAGGAATAATTTTGTCTCTTGCGATCTTAGGAAGATTCTCCCACCAGTGAACATCTGCTTTCTTAAACTTACAGTTGAGATTAGACATCTGATCGGAAACAGATAGCTTGACCGATTTAACCTCAGGCACTAACTCTTCGAATGTATATGGATTCTCTGTAAATCTTTCCCATTCAAAAGTTGTGTATGCCATATCGACTACAGGGCAAACAAGAACGTCTGCCCCAATAGTCTCAAAATCAAAAATAAAGTGTTTACTCATTAAATCTCCTCAAATCCAAAACCAGCAACCTTATACTTTTTGTTGCCTATTAACATCTGGTCGCCCATCGAAGTAGATCGTAGACCGTAGGTCACACCTTCGTGAACTGGCAAATCTGCCATAACAGTTACATCTGAATTATAATCACCATTGTTTTCAATGTCACCTCGACTCCAAGAACCTGATACGTTGTTAGTCCAACGATAGGCATATTCTAGAGCCTCATCAGTTGACCGAGCGTCTTCAGGAATATTTACAAAGGCGACAGTACGTGGACTGTCTTCGAAGGCTGTATGAATCACTGCTACTTGCATAATATAATCTCTCATTGTTTACTTGATCAGTATACATGGAGTTGACACGAATGTCAACCCCTAATTTCAATTTTATGAAATTAATTCGTATGGCTTGTTCCACTGACCAACATTGATGTCAGTGTAATGTGAACGGTGAAAGTAATCTGTCATGGCATCATCATTGTTGAAGTACTTAGGACCCTTCATTGCCGCTAACAGCTTGTTTAGAAACTTCTGAGCAACACCTTTATAATGCTCATCAATCCAGTACTCATTGACTTGGATGTAACGATCACCGTGAGTG